TGGAGTTTAGAAGATGCTATTCAGAAACTGGAAAATCTTCTCAAACATGAACATCCAAACCAGGGCAAGATCAGCGATTGGACCAATGGCTGCATTGACCGCACACTGGATATACTAGAAGGGCTTGGAGAAGAATGGCGTCGAGACAGTGTTGACTACAGACAACACTCACGTCAGCCTAAATACTAATCAATTGACGGTGAAGTGTACCTATGTTAATATATGTACACTTCGTTAAATAATTTTGATTAGTTGGAGAATTCTGTGAAAATTAAAACCCTTGCTGCGAGCATTGCAATTGCATTGAATCTTTATGGGTGTGCAGATGATGGATTTGCCCCAGACGCATCAAATGATGCCAATATCACTGTTACCAATCTGTTGTCAGCAGTTCCACTCAATGCCACTACCATGCAACCAACTGTGTTAGGTACCGGCGTTGCTGCAACACTTAGCCCGTTCGATATCAGGTACCATTACAATATTCCCGATGCACTAACTGGTGCAGGAACAACTATTGCTATTGTCACTGCACCCGGTAGTGGAGATATTGCCAGCGATCTAAATGTGTTCAACGCAAGGTATAATCTACCTCCTTGTAATTTTCAAAGGATCGATCTTGCTCCAAAAAACGCATATATTGATCCGCGGAATGACTGGGCAATTGAGATTGCCCTGGATGTAGAATGGGCTCATGCCGTTGCTCCACGAGCAAGAATTGTTTTAGTAACTGCGGCCAGTTCATCTGTAACAGACATGATGGCTGCTGTAAAGGTAGCAGTGGCACAACCAGGAACTGTTGCTGTTTCTATGAGTTGGGGTGCATTGGAATTTTTCAGTGAAACTACACCTGTGTATGATGGATTCTTTGCACGATATCCAAACATTGCATTTTTTGCTGCCTCAGGTGACGATGGGAACAATGGTAAGAACCAAATGTGGCCAGCAGCCAGCCCATATGTAACAGCAGTTGGTGGAACCACTATCACCAAATTGGGTCCTGTAACACAGACTACTGAAAGTGGTTGGGGGCGTGGAGGTGGTGGTGCCAGCATTTACGAGTCCATGCCATTCTATCAAACTGCACAATTAACAACTCAACCTCAACTGAAATTGAGTTCAGGCAAACGTGCCATCCCTGATGTAGCATATAATGCAGACGGTAAACTGAGCCCAGTTGCAGTTTATACCAAAAACACTTGGTATGCTGTAGGTGGCACCAGTGCCGGGGCTCCGCAATGGGCAGGAATTTCTGCCTTGTTAGCACAAAATATGCAGGCAAAAGGAAAATCCTTTAATCAAACACTAAGTTTTAACAACGGATTTAATAACATGCTATATCAAGCCAAACTTGACAAAGGCTTAAAACCCGGATTGTTTGACATTATCTTCGGTACCAACAATACTGGGCTAACAACCTGTGCCCTATGTAATGCTACTGCAGGATACGATGCTGTCACAGGCCTCGGAGTTCCTAATGTAGGAAATATGTTGGCCTACTTCTAAAACTTGGTAATCTGTTGATCTGCACCTGATACACAGGCCTGCATAGTGCATATTTGGGGCTCCCTTGGCGGAGCCCATCCTTCTTTCCAGATATTTCCCAAAGGTTGGTTATTACAATCACTTCCTGATGCCCATCCTTGATGACTTATAACTAATCTTTCTATGCCTACATTACACCGCATGCCTGTGTAAACAGGATTAGTATTGAATTTTTCATTATGTCGTTCTTGCCAAGTAGTTGATTCAAAATGAATTTTTTCCTCTACCAGTTTTCTTCCTTGCATTATATCTAATTGCTCGTTGGTATAAGGAAACATGCCAGCATCTCCCCTGGCGTTTTTATGTAGCACTGCCTTACTGACCACAAATTTATATTCACGCTCTATGGTTAATGCTCGCTCAAGGTCCTCATCAAAATAATCCGGACGAATAGGAACAACAACATCAATTGGTTTTGATTTTGACAAAAACATTTCTATGATATATTTTATTAAACTGGGATTTTGCCAATAGTGATAACTTAATCTTAACCTATCTACCAATGGTTCTACCGCCCACCAATCCATCCACAATTGTCCACCACCGGTGTGTAGTGTTATGGTACCATTGGCTTCTTTGGATAATTTCAAGATCCTTACAGTACCATCCATGTCTAACGGTTCCCCACCGTTGAATATCCAATCTATTGTTCTGCCAAGACTGGTGTAATGGTCAATAAGTAATTTGGTAATGCGAACATAGTCAACGGTATCCGGAGGAAGACCACCACCTCTTAGATCAACCGGACAATAACTACACTCGGCCTTACAATAATCATTTAAGTTCCAAGTGATTTGGGTTATTAATTTACTCATACAGTACTTGACACGGCCTAAATAATAGCGTATACTATTTACTCACAGACAATACATGGTATCTTTTATGAATAAAATTGATGAAATCTTGTTGATTACTCAAGAAGAGTGCGCCGAAGTTACACAGGCAATCAGCAAGTGTTTTAGGTTTGGGTTGGACAATATCAAGCCAGGCAAACCAAAAAGCAATCGAGAACACCTGGAAGAAGAACTGGGTGATTTGGTAGCAATGATTACTCTACTGGAAATGAATGGTGTAATTAGTCAACACAATATTGAAAAGGCCAAACTGGCCAAATTTGAAAAACTTAAACAATGGTCAAACATCTATGAGCAAACTAAAGATCAGTGAACTATTCTACTCCATTCAGGGAGAGGGCCGATATATGGGGGTTCCCAGTGTATTCCTTCGCACCTTTGGCTGTAACTTTACCTGTGATTCATTTGGCATGCCCCGCGGAGGAAAAAGTGTAGAACGAATTCAAATAGCACTAACGCATGAAGAAACTCCCTACAAAAACTATAAAGATCTGCCACTTGTAAGCACAGGCTGCGACAGTTATGCCAGTTGGGATCCAGCATTCAAAGAGTTGAGTCCATTACTTACTACAGATGCTATTGCCAATCGTATTATGGAAATTCTCCCACACGGTGAATGGCGCGACGAACATCTGGTTATTACAGGTGGCGAACCTCTGCTGGGATGGCAAAAACAGTATCCTGATCTATTGAATCATCATAAAATGCAAGGGTTAAAAGAAATTACTTTTGAAACAAATGGCACTCAAAAGCTATCTAAAGAATTTAAAGAATATCTTGAAAGATGGCACGATCTTAGGTCAGGTGAAAGAGAGATTACTTTTAGTGTCAGTGCTAAACTTCCTTGTAGTGGTGAGAAGTGGGAGGATGCTATCAAACCCAAAGTGGTCTGTGAATACGAACAATACGGCACAGCCTATCTAAAGTTTGTTATTGCTACTGAACAAGACTTTGCTGATGCTGAACGTGCTATTGCTGAATATCGTGCGGCTGGATTTACTGGGCATGTTTATCTAATGCCAGTTGGCGGAGTAGAAAGTGTCTATTCCATGAATAACAAAAATGTAGCCATGCTAGCAATGAAAAATGGATTAAGGTATAGTGATAGGCTTCAGGTTCCATTATTCAAGAACGAGTGGGGTACGTAATGGAATGGTTTAAAAAACTCTTTTTTGAAAAGAAAGCCGAAGAAAAACCCGCACCTGCACCCGAACCAGAGGCTGCTCCTACTGCTAAAGAAATTGCCACTGCCAATAAAGAACCTTGGGTAGCCGTGTTGACTACTCATGTCAACAAAGAAAACATTCGCAATGGATTTTTCGAACTTGACTGGAATGAATACTTTGTGTTAGAATTACGCAGTGCTGGATACACCGGCGACACAGACGAAGCCATTGTTGATGCTTGGTTTACTGAACTGTGTCGCAATGTTGGTACTGAAGAAGGGGTTGATATGAGCCGGCGAGGAGCAGGTTATATCAGCCGTGCCCTACGTGATGATGGACGAACTGAGATCTATTAATGTCAAAAAATTATATTCTTGTTGATACTGCAAATACATTTTTCCGGGCCAGACATACTACCCGCGGAGACCTTAATGACAAGGTGGGAATGAGTCTACATACCGTGTTAGGTAGTGTTCGCAAGGCATGGAGAGACTTCAAAGGCAATCATGTTATCTTCTGTCTGGAGGGACGCAGTTGGCGAAAGGATCACTACGCACCATATAAGCGTAATCGTAGCGAGGCTCGTGCTGCCTTGTCTGTTAGAGAACAAGAAGAAGATAGAGTTTTTTGGGAAACCTTTGATCAATTCAAAGACTTTGTATTGAACAAAACAAATACCAGTGTTCTACATCATCCGCAATTAGAAGCAGATGATCTCATTGCTGGTTGGATTCAGAGCCATCCCGACGACAATCATATCATTATCAGTACAGATGGCGACTTTGCTCAACTTATTGCTCCTAATGTACAACAATATAATGGCATTATGAGTGTTACTACTACACATGAAGGGTACTTTGATGAAAAGGGCAAGCCAGTAATTGATAAAAAGACCAAGACTGTAAAGCCTGCACCCGATCCAGAATGGCTGCTATTTGAAAAATGTATGCGTGGTGATACCAGTGATAACATTTTTAGTGCATACCCTGGTGTCAGAGAAAAGGGAACCAAAAATAAAGTAGGCCTGAGAGAGGCATTTGCTGACCGATTAAATCGTGGATACAACTGGAACAACATGATGCTACAAAGATGGGTCGATCACGAAGGTGTCGAACATCGTGTGTTAGATGATTATCAACGTAATGTTCAACTCTGCGACCTTACAGCACAACCTACTGAAATTAGGAAAATTATTCAAGAAACAATAGATCAAGAAATACAGAAGGGTAAAAATATTCCACAGGTAGGTATACGATTACTCAAGTTTTGCGCCACTTTTGATTTACAAAAAATCAGTGAGCAAATTGAAAGTTATGCTGAACCATTAAACGCGAGGTATGCACAATGAATTCTACAGCAAAAGTACTGGTGCCAAATAAACAATGGTTAGTTAAATTTGGCCCACACAAAATTGGCAGCATTGCCAAGGAAAAAAAGGGTTATGCTTTTCTAAGAAATGGGGAGAAAATTACATTTAAAAATTTATCTGAAATAAATTCCCAATTTGGAATTGCAGTATTTGAAGATAATATTAAAAAAATCAAAGCAGAAAAATCTGAGAATAAAAACTATTCCATTTATGACTATCCTTGCAAAACAAAACCATTTGATCCTATATACAATATAAAAAATAAACTGCCACTATATGTTAAAAACCTCAAAAGCAAAAGCAGATATTGTGCAGGCTACTATTTGGTATTGTTTAAAAAGGGCTGGACCAAAGGATTTTGTCCAAAATTAATTACTTTACAAAGGTATCCATATCACGGTCCATTTAAAACAGAGGCAGAAATGAAATTAGTGTTAAATAGTTTGAATAAATCATGAAAGAACTAAACACAATACCAATTGAAGACTTCTTGAATCGAGCTCGTATTGCTATCAAAAGCAATCAACGCGATCTCACATTGTCTATTAAAGAAGTAACAGACTTACAAAATAGTTTAAGTGTTGTAATGACACGGTTAGCAGGCGAATTAGACGGCGTTGTGTCAAACTTGCCTTCGGGAGATCTTGAAATAAGAATGAATGGCGGATTGTTTTAACCCAAAAGTTGATAAATATATACGCACTTTTCGGAGATACGTATATATGAGCCGCCCAAAACCTCGAGTTCTATTAGAAACCACCATTAAGAAAACCTATAAGACAGAACAGGTATTAGAAGCCGATGCAATTTGGGCTGTATTTTATCAAGATGTTCCGATTAATTTAAAAACAGTCAGTATAATTGCACAACACGCAGGTCCTAAATATAAAAAAGTAAGTTTTTCCAATGCTGGACATGCACACAATCTTGCAGAAAAACTCAATAAGTTATTCAATAGCCAAGATTTTTCTGTTTATAAACTAACTACCGGTGAAAAGATCACCAATGAATCAAAAGATTGACATTACCCGTTATGCCGCAGAGCAATTAAATTTGCCTGTTGATGAAAAAAGTTTAAGAAAATACAAGAGAATTTGGTGGCAAAATCTAAGGCTCAAGAAAAAGGGAGGCCTTAGATTAACTCAAGCAGGTTACGATTCTCTCAATCGGGCAGGTATTCGAAATCATAGAATCAAATACGAAGGAAAAATACACTATACCAACCAACTTGTGCTTTGGTTAGATAATTATATGGATTGTCCTTGGTATATTACTCCTAAAGAAGTCTATGTGTTTAACGACAAGATGGCAGTCCAGTTGGTGTTGTTTTCAGGCGACATTGTACGTCTAACCATGGCAAGAGTTGAGAGCGACTTGACAAAAACTACTACCTAAGGTATAATAGATACATGTTGAGGCAACAGGCAATCGACATTAACCAACACTAACTAACTTGAGAGTTTTTAAATGTCAGAGAAAATTTCCGCAAATCGCACCGTTAGCCCGAACGAAGCCAAACGTAGCATTCGTAAGTGCGTTAAAATTCAGCGCCCCGTATTCATGTGGGGTCCTCCAGGCATTGGCAAGAGTGATATCGTCAAACAAGTTGGCGACGAATTTGAACGTGACGTTATTGACGTTCGTTTGAGTTTGTGGGAACCTACTGATATCAAAGGTATTCCCTATTACAATGCGCAGGCCAATACAATGAGCTGGGCACCTCCGGCAGAATTGCCCACTGATCCTGATAGCACCGCTATCCTATTCTTAGATGAGCTCAATAGTGCTGCTCCGGCAACGCAGGCTGCGGCTTATCAGCTTATCCTTAACCGCCGCGTTGGCACCTATGTTCTTCCTAAAGGTGTTAGCATTG